TTGGTCACCAAGCATGACAGCAAAGGTGCCAAAGTTTACCAACACCCCGGCGGGGAGTGACTCAACAATCGGCGTAAACTCTTGGGGATCCTGTCCTACCAAGATGAGGTGGGGCTTGATGCGATTCTCACCCCGGACTGAGAGTCGCCCCTCCTTCCAGACTAAAGACTTATTGTTTTGCATGGTTGGCCACCTTGGTGCACCAGTCGAGGTACTCGTCTACCTCCAGCGCCCCTCTTGATTGGTTGATTGTCCTGCACACTAATTGCACATTGCTCATGCTGTAAGAGCCATTGGGGGTGATGCGGTCAATCGAGATGTTTGTTGGCACGTTCCTGGCCCACGTCATGGGGATGCCAGTGAGAGCGCACCTGCCTTTCTGTTTATCATAGATCGCCCACACCTGCTCAACCGTTAAAGTCCATGCTATCTCCGGGTTACGTCGCGCTCGTCCACTCTTCAGATTGGTTATAGCACGACGCATATAGGCTGCCGGACTCCGAAAGTTGGCAGCATAACGCTTCCGACTCCGACACTTCCTACATGTCGGAGCATAGCCCGGGCCTCTGCGTTTGGGTTCGTAGTTTTCGTTATGCTCGAATTGCAGAACTCCACAAACATTGCATTCCTTTTTGTTTATGCTTCTGTTTATGGGAGTTCCTCGCCCCCCGGTAGTTGGTGGACTGTCTGATCTTCTTCTGCCGGCGCATTATTGTCGTCCTGTATATGTCTGCGTTGCTTGAGGAACGCCTCGTAGAGTTCGAGCCAGCCGTCGAACCGCATGACGACCAGGGCGTCGCCGGTGCTGACACGGTTGCGGCGGTTGATTACAACGGGGATTTCCGGGGCTTCCTGGCCTTTGATGCCACGCTCGGCCTGCTCCATGGCGGCGTATGGTGTGAAGCGCTCGGTGCGTTTGGCCTCGATCCACACGTCTGGGGCGCCCAGAATGTCTGCGCTGCCGCCGCCGGAATCGCTATTTTGGACGCCGAAACTAGCGCCGCCGCCAGACAGGGGGGCTCGTCTTGCTCGTCTTGTGCCCGGGAAAAGACGGGCGTTCAGGTACTCTGCGATCTCCCGCTCGAAGCCATCGCCTTTGCGTTTGGAGCGGCTGGTCATTTGGCCAGCCAGTCTTCATCGACGCCGGCCCACAGACCACTGTTGGACTTACTGCATTTGGGGCAGAGCCAGTGCCCACGCGGGCGAGGCACCCGCTTCTTGCATTTGAGGCAGGGGCGGTCCCACTGCTCCTGGTTTAATCGATTTAATCGATTGGCTGGACTGACAGCGTACTTGGCACCATCGAACTCTCGAATACCTTCTCGGTGTAAGATTCTCTTGATGGTGTCAACACAGACGCCGATGAGATCGGCCATCTCTGTATATGTCTGTTGGTTATCGAGTGCCTCATATAGTGCTTTCCGCTGATCGTCCGTAAGGACAATCCGCTGTACCATGATAAGGTTCTCTCATGTGACTAAAGGGTCGGACCAACAAAGGTCCGGCCCTGCTGTAGTTAAGCCGGCACGTCTGACAATAATCAGACACCCTCTTGACAAGCATCATCAAAACGCCGACCATCTGTTTGCTCCTATTAGTCGTTAACTAATTTAGCAACATTACTTCGTAATGTTGCTTTAGTCGTAGTCGTTAACACTATTAGTCGTTAACGCTATTAGTGTTGGTGATCAGGTGCAGAAAGCGCCGGTCAACGCCCTTCTCCACGCCCAACCACTCCCGCACTTCTTGTGCCGGCAAATACAACGTCTGTGAAATCTCTGTCGGAGTCGAGCCCGTGCGATAGAGGTGCCGAGCCTTTTGTATTGGCGATTTGGTGCTGACTATATACTGACTGCCGTCCGACAGTCGTTCAGCCCACCCTATATATTGCGTCTGATGCATCGCAGTTTCAACCCGCACCTTACCAAAACTAACTTGTGTCACCATTCTGAGACGAGAGTTATCTTCCAGTTGTTTCTCAAGATAGCCCCACGGCGTCCAGTAACGGCCGGTAATATCCCGCACCTGGAGGTCAGTATCGAGCAAGCCCGCCTTTGCTTTGGATTCAAGTTTGTCCCGCAACACCAGGGTAACCATGACTTGGGTATCCACATCAGTAAGTTGTGCGGTGGATCCCGCTTCTCTTCCCAAGCCGTGTTCGCCGGGCTTGTTCCGGTGATGCACCAGCACCACGCTGGCACGATGTGCTGTGCGAATCGTCTTGGCGACATGGTTGACCCGATACCACTCGGATGCGGTGGCCTCTTCCAATCCGCCGAAGGCATTTCTTACTGTATCGATGACGACAACATCGGGCGAGACGACGTTCATCCACTGTCCGAGCAGGCGAAAGCCCTCCTCAGTGCCGAGATTCATCTCACCGCCGTCGTCTGACGAGATCAGTGCAGGCGACCAGATCGCCATACGTTCGCCTGAATCGCCGAACATTTCATTGAACAAACGAAACCGTGAGAGCACGGTTTTTCTGGGATTATCGTAGTCGAGGTAAAAGACTTTTGCCGGTCTGCCCAATCCATATGGGCCAAAATCAGGGCACGCTGACGACATCGAGGTGAGCAGGGCATAAAGAAAAAGGGACTTGCCATGCCCGTTGTACCCGACAACTTGGGTGATTGTCTCGGCCGGGACGAGAGGATCGACCCAGTATTCGGTGTCGCCCATCTCGGCGATGAGCCGCTCGACGTCACCGGCGAAAATCGGGCGCAAACGCTCCGTTGGCGTTTCCACTTTTTCCACTTTTTCCACTCGTTTTCCGTCTTCATAATCTTCTGGATAATTTCGAGCATCCATCTGAACAGCGGATTCGATCTTGCGGTTAAGCCATTCTTGTGTTTCTTTCTCATCATAAGTGTCCTCAAAAAACTCGTCATAAAACTTCCGAACCACTACATGTAGTGCCTCTCCCGTCAGACCAAGACGAACCTTCTGGCCACAGAACCGCATCATCCAGTTGTCTGTGCCATCACCCTCCGTGAGTTTGCGACCCAGATGTGCAACCCTGGCGCTGGCTTGATCCCAGACGGGCAGGCCATCGGTGGGGTTGGGTATCTTGACGCCCGCCAAAGACAGGGATCCGAACGAGAACTCGCCCGGCTGCGGGGGGTCCACCTCGGTAGGGACGCCCTTCCAGACGAACAGATCAAGATCGTCCCAGTTGATCCCGACGCCTATCTCCCAGGAGTAAATAAATTTATCCTGGCCCCTTATTGATCCCGGCAAGACGACGTACCCCCCGTCTCCCCTGAAGTCGAGCCCCGGCATATCGGGCCAGTCCTTCGCCACACCCCCAACCTTGTTGGTGAACCTCTGCCCATGGCCGGGGTGGGCATGATAAAAGTGCATCCCCCGCTTGGTTTTAGCGGCAAACGGGGAGGACAGCCCGTGCTTCTTGGCGTAAGCGACCGCCTCATCAGTGTCGCAATCAACCACCACCACCCCTGATATGGAGCCAGTCACCAGGGCGAGATTGAAAACGTCGGCCCGGTTGCCAGACGAAGTGGGCGCCCCCTTATCGAACCAATCGTCGAGTTCGTCTAGGGTCGGGGTTCTCGTCTGGAACTCGCGCCAGACATCCAGCGGCGTCTTGGTTGCGATCGATAAGGGGAAGACAGACCACCCCCGCTCGACTGCGGCATACGCCTCATCACTCAGATTTTTCTTGAACTCTTTTTCTCGCATCACCGTTCTCGAAGTAGTCGTCAAAGTTGATATCAGGCCGGATTTCCTTGATCTGCTCCATCTGGAACGTGCTCATGTACCCGGTATTTATCCATCGATAGGGGGCGGTGCGACTTTTTCCTAGAATTTCGGCTGCGTTTCTCACCCCTCCAAGGTCATCGACTAGCCGTTTAGCATCAAATCGAAAAGACATCAGGTTTTTCTCCTGTGGTGTGTTATGGGTGTGTCATAGTACACATGTGTCACGAATACCGTAACCCTATAATTAAAGCGTCTGATTATTGTCAGACGTGTCATGTTGTATATCTGTGACACATCCGTCACAATCTGTTTTGCACACACTAACGGAGACTCAATCATGACGGCTGTCCTCAAGCCGCTGACGACCCTCGACGTCAGCACCTCCTATCGAAAAGTCCTGCTGTACGGGCACCATGGATGGGGGAAAACCACCCAGATGAAGTATTACCAGGCCGAATACGGACCTGGGTTTATTATTTCTGGGGAATCGGGGCTCTCCTCGATCCGCTCTGCCAACATCGACTTCCTTCCCTTTACCTCCTGGGATGGTGGATCCGACCCCGAGAACAACCAGTATTCCTTTGTCGATATCTTCAGGTGGATCCGGTCCCCCGAGTTCCGCAAGAAGAAATACAAATGGATCGGGATCGATTCCCTGTCTGAGTTGTCTGACTATTCCTATAAGCACGCCGAGGCGGAGGCCATTCAGGTCGCAGAGAAGGCGGGCAAGAAGGAACACAACGGGTTCGCCGCATGGGGCAATCATACCGCTCAAATGCTCGGCGCCTGCAAGGCCGTTCGAGATATGCCCATGCACGTCATCGTCACCGCTCTTGCCAAAGAGGGGAAGGACAGTAATGACGAGACGGAATACTGGCCGATGGTTGCCGGCAAGCAGTTGATGAACCAGTTGCCAGGCATCTTCGACTGTGTGTTCTGCGGCATCCGCGCCACATCCGAAGACGACAACAGCAAGCGCAGGGTTGTTCGCTATCTCGTGACCGACGAAGTGCGTGGCTGGCACGGCAAGGCAAGGGACGAAGGCAGGCGACTGAAGCCGGTCGAGAAGACCGGCAACGTCGTCGAATTATTTAAGCGTCTTGACATGAGCGAAGACGACTACCAACGAACCAAAAAGGGTAAATAACCATGGCCGATTTTTCATTCAATAAACTCAACCTCAAAAACGTCGATGTGACCACGGCGGGCAACGGCACACTGCCGCCGGGCCGCCACATCTGCAAGGTGTCGGACGCCACACTCAAAGACACACGAGCAGGCGGCAAGATGATTGAAATCCAGTTCAATGAGATCGACGGCAAAGGCGGTATCCGCAACTGGCTCAACGTCATGGTGCCGAGTAGTGAGAAGGCCACTCGCATCGGACGCGAGCAGTTGAAGGGCTTACTTGTTTGGGGTGGGCATGAAGACCCCGACAATATTGGCAAACACGGTGTTGGTTCTATCAAAGGGTTAGTGGTGGGTATCCGCGTTGTGGCGGACACCTATGTGAAAGATGGCCTGGAAAGAGAGGGAAGCAAAGTCAACGGTTTTCTCGACCCGGTAACAATCAATCCTGATTTCAAACGCCCAATGACCGAGAGAGATTTTGGGCCAGATCGGGACGAAGAACTTGACGATGAGATCCCTTTCTAAATTTCACCCCCGGCCAGTTCAAGGGTTCTGGCCGGGGGTCTTTTTCTAATGAAGTGGAACTACCAGGAAAGACGAATGAAACCATTAACTCGATTTACAAACTGGCTGGTGAGTTGGAACTTCATCATAATTTTCTTTATTCTAATGCTCTGTCTCGCACCGTTCCTGATGGGCTGCTCGTTATCGAGCCGCGTTGATAACGACTCCTTCTCATTCCACATCCAACGGGTGTACCTTGAAGAAGATTGATATTGCCATCAAGGAAATGATTGATGAGGCTTATGAACGCGACTCGGAAGATCAAGAGCGGCTCTACATTGGGGCCAGTGGTATCGGGAATGCGTGTCCGGCGGCCATCGCTTTCGGCTTTCGCGGTTTCCCAGAAACTCCCCCGAAGCCAAGGACAAAACGCATTTTCAGAGATGGACGACGAATCGAATGGGACGTCATCAAAGACCTCAAGAAAGCGAAGGTCAACGTCCTCGAAGTCGATCCGCTCACAGGAAAACAATGGGAGCACCGAACTTGTGGACACATAATCGGGCACGCCGACGGACTTATAGAGGGGGCCAAGGGCTCCCTCTCTCTCTTGGAGATCAAATCAATGAACGATGCACGATGGAAAAAGTGCATCAAAGAAGGTGTGAAGTTCTCCGACCGGCACTACTACGACCAAGTGCAGTTGATGATGGGTATGGCGTCACTGGAGGACTGTCACTTCCTCTTCTACAACAAGAACACGTCGGACTACGGCCACGAAGTCATCCCCTTTTCAGAATTCGACTATGAGGCGCTACTGGCAAAGGCAGAAGCGATCATGCGGGGAGATGTTCAGCGTGTTGCAGAGACTGAAGACGACTGGCGCTGCCGTGGTTGCTTTCGGTTCGATGCTTGCTGGTGTGATGAATTGCCGAAGCGCAAGACGATGCGTTCATGCGCTAACTCTATTGCAGAACATGATGGTTCGTGGTCGTGCACCAATGGGTGCATCACCGAGTGTAAGGATTGGGAGCCGTGGCGTCCGAAGAATAGATCGTGAAAGATCGACTCCAAACCCAACTCCGAGCAATCATCGATACCCCGATCCCTGGTATTAACAAGGCAGACAACCGACAAATTCAGAGGTATAAGGAGATCGTCTCGCGTGCACGACAGGTGGACAACATGGTGTGGGACTCGCGTGCAGTGAACAAAGCGAAAGATGTCGAGCATGACTACCGAAATTTTGCCTATGAGTTAAGGAAACGATATGACTGAATCACGACGTTCACAGGAGTTGCGCTACGAAATCGAGAGCGTAAGAGATAGGGTTCGAGATATCGAATGGCGATTCGTTCACCTCGATCCGTATGGCCCAGATCGGGACGCCATGATGAATGAACGCCAGCGTGCGCTCGACAAATTACGCAAGACGAAAGAAGAGTTACTCAACCTGGGGCTTTCAGATATCGGCGTTGACCCCCCCGCTGACAACGGCGACCCCAACTACGGCGGCACCAAGTGATGACTGCATGGAATACAGAAAGCGTACCCATAAGCCGATTATAGGAATCACGGGACTGGCTGGATCAGGCAAGTCCACCGCTGCCCACTGGTTGTGCGACTCTTACAACTGGCAGAACATCAAAATGGCTGCGCCCCTCAAGGCCATGTTACGGGCCGCCGGCATGAGTGAGGAATGTTTTGAGGGGGAGTTGAAAACCCTACCTCACCCAATGTTCTGCGAGCAGACTCCGCGCTTCGTTATGCAGACACTTGGTACGGAATGGGGTCGGCAACTCATTGGCCAGGATTTTTGGGTCAACCTGTGGGGCGCAAGCGCCAAACAATTGAACGATAAGGGAACTGGTGTGATCTGTGATGACGTTCGTTTTGAAAACGAGGTTGATCAGATCCTTCTTCTTGGCGGCTTGATAGTTAAGATTGATCGTCCTGGCACTGTTGACGAAACCAACCACAGCAGTGAAGAAGTACCCGATCGTTTCGATACCGTTATTGTCAACGACGGTACGCTACCAGACTTCTACCGATCTGTGGATGCCCTGTATGACACGATTGATTTCGGAGATCTCAACGATCACTTCACACATCACGATTTGGATTCATAAGTGAAGGGTATCGGAATGACTTGCTCAACACAGCCGATAGGATAGGCGGTCACACCGAACAGATTTCCTTCCTCGTCTTGCGTGTTGGCTTGCTTTAACACCCCATCTTTCTCCGGCAACACCCAGCCGATCGATGAGAATCTTTCGGGGTTCACATCCGACACTTCTGCCCAATCGGATGATTGCACGATATCTCTCCAAATCACGATCGCCATGATTGGGAGAATGGGGGGGTCAGGCTTCTCCATCCACAACTACCTCCCGCCACTTGTCATCACCCAGGTGTTCCACCCTCACCGAATGCGGAGCGAGTTTCCATCTCACAAAGACAAGGCCGTCTGGCGGCGGCACTGGACGCCAGAACCGCTCGAACGCGGTCAGTAATGCGTCCAATCGCTTGATCATTTCTTCTTCTTTTCTAGCGGCCCAGGCAGAATCCAGCCGATCACCATGGGTGCCACCACTAGGATCAACAAGAACCAGCCGCCCATTTCTATCAGTTTTGCAACAAGTGTAAAAAAATTATCCGGCGCACAATCCATAATGGATTCTCCTGTTAAGTTTAATGCGGTGCTGGTGAGGCCGGCAGCAACCGCTGCACCCGCAACTGGGGCAAGCGTCCCACCGGAAAGTAGAGCGCCGGTTCCCGCACCAACCCCTCCGGCCAGGCCGACGACAGCGCCCTTCTTGAGTGCAGCGCAGCCCCCCAAGACGAAGGGTGTAAGGGCCAAGACAATCTGTGGCGTCTTGCCTTTACGCCTGGCGTTCT